ACAAAATCGTTGTTGCATGAACAAATTGTCTCAGTTAAAAACTGGGCAATCAAGTTCGGTAAACCAGTTATGAATACTTATGTTCCTTGGCGTTTAGCTCTATCTGATATTTTTGCTGCAAAGCATAATTATAATAGACAAACGCTCGATAAATGTAAGAAATCCTTCACAAAATCTATTTTGGATAAACTTAGTAAAGAATCTTTAGATGAATTGCAAGTTCTTTCCGACCGAGCTGCTGTGAATGGCATTGCTGGTGTTCAGTATATTGATAAAATGAATTTTAATTCTTCTATGGGTAATCCATATAAGCAATCAAAGAAATTTCATTTAGTTGATGCTGAACCAACGGAGGACCAACCTCATGCTCAAACTTTTACACAAGAAGTTTGGGATCGTGTTGCAAATATTCTTTCTCTTTACAAGAAAGGTATTCGGTATATGCCAGTTTTCTGTGCTCATTTGAAGGATGAAGCAACTAGTTTTGCTAAAATTCTTTTGGGCAAAACTCGTGTTTTCACAGGTGCACCAGTTGACTGGTGTATTGTTGTGCGAAAATATATGTTAAGTTTTGTACGTGTTGTACAGAAGAATAGATTCATATTTGAATCTGGACCTGGTACTGTTGCTCAATCTTTAGAATGGGAACAAATTCGTGATTATTTAGTTACGCATGGTGAAAAGCAAATGGTTGCTGGAGACTATGGTAAATTTGATAAGAAAATGTTACCTGATTTCGTTCTTGCTGCCTTTGATATCATCATTGCGATTCATCGTGCAGCTGGATGGAGTGAAGAAGATTTGTTAGTATTAGCATGCATTGCTGAAGATACTGCATACCCATTGGTTGATTTTGATGGTGATTTAATCGAATTTTTCGGTTCAAATCCATCAGGTCATCCTTTAACCGTTATTATTAACGGTTTGGTTAATGCTTTGTATATTCGTTACTCATATCTTGAGTTGAATCCCGAGAGCGAAGTTGATTCATTTAAAGATAACGTGGCGCTCATGACTTATGGTGA